AGATTTATCCATTACTTAGATTGTTGTCGTTTAAGTTCTTCCTCTTCAAGATGTTGTTTTAATAATCCAACATAGATATCTCTCTCCCAAGGGATCATGTTTTCAATCTCTGTCAAACTATATTTATGGTATTGCATCAACGAAAAATTCAATCGATAGTAACTAGCTAGATCCATATGGATCATTGCTACCCGAAAAAAGATGCTAAACCCTCAAGTACAACCTCACTTTCAACCTTTGTGTTAGGATTAGTCACTTTAATAGTGTGTGATAATTTAGGCATTGTTGTAAAGAACTCTTCAATCTTTTTAAATTGAGATGAGTTCATCGACTCAAGAAATTCTGTTATTTCTTTCTTTGTGCAATCTGCTGCAACCCATACCTCCTCTTCATTGTATATCTTATCAATGGATGCTGCTATCAACTTAAATGATTGCTCCATCGCATTCTCATCTTTGAAATCAAAATTATTTTTAATAAATTCTTCTAAGGAAGGATACTTAAGTTCCATCATTAAAGTATTATCAAGCTTTATTTGATTTGAGTGACCTTCAGTTTTCTTAACTTTAATATCATCAAGATCAATTACAACTTTAACATTTGTTTTCTCATCATCAGGGCAAACTATGTTAACATCTATTGATTCTCCAACTGATTTCCCACGAATATTTAAAAACAAATATTCAATATCAAAAGTTGGAAGTAACTCTACCTTAACCCCTTTTGTTTGAATACAATTTTTAAGAACCGCTTTGATAGCAGTGGTAATTTGTTTTGTATCCTCACTTTCCAAAGCAAGAACTAAAAGTTTTTCCTCTTTCACAAGAAAAGGTCTATAATTTATTTCCTTCTCTGTAGATGGTAACACCATACTATAAGTTGGCGTTGCAATTTTTGGTAAAGGCATGATATCCTATTATGCAATTCAATATATTATATAGCAGGGTTATCGAAGTGCTCTTTGAACAACTCCTCCTACCACATCTCCTAATAAATCTATTCCTGTCAATCTATCCACAGCAATATTAGCAAACTGACCAGCAGCCTGTGCAAATGATGGATCAAAAGCATTTGCATTGGCTGGTCTTGCACTATATCTTGTATATGCAAAATCTACTGTGCACTTTAATAGACTTGATGCATCATATGAAACTGGCATTGATGTAATACTTCTTGGAAAGGCATCTATAAAAGTATAAGTTAATGGTCTTGTTCTACCTCTAACAGGATCTTGTGACATCAAATTTTTTTCAAACTTTGTTATTTCAAGACCACCTTTATATTTTTTAGGAAATTTCATTCTATAGAAAAAATTTTCATTATGATTATCTTTTGTATCATTTGTTGTATATGACATCCATGCTTCAAAATATCTAATTGGTAAATATTCTTTTGCATCACAATAAAATGTTAAGGAAACTGTTTCATCAAAAATTCTACGATGAGCATATCTCTCTGTGACTCCAGTAAAATCATTAGGTAGTTCTGACAGTGCTAGATTTGAACCTGGTAATGTTGTTTCCGAACAAAACAATTGCAGTTTCTCTCTTCTTGTTGGATCTAAACCTCTAGCATTGAATAAAACATCAAGACCTTGTTGACGAAGATATGTTGCAAACGTATCTCCCCTTTCATTAAGTTGTTTCGGATCAATAATTCCTACCTGATAGAACGAAGTGGTTGCTGGTTCTAACAGATCCTTTACGATTTTATCTACCGTTAATCTTTGTGGTGCTATGGAAGCCATTTATAAATACATTTGACCTTATATATTATGTATGCAAGATAATGGCAGAAAGTATAAAAAGTCGATATAAACCATCTAATCCAGAGAAATATCAGGGCAATCCAAACAATATCATCTGTAGAAGTAGTTGGGAGAGACGTTTCTGCGTATGGTGTGATAGGAATGAGAACATAATATCATGGGCATCAGAGGAGTTTTCCATACCATATATGTCTCCTGTTGATAAACGTGTACATCGTTATTTTCCTGATTATATAATCAAAGTGAGAGAAAAAGATAATAAAGTTAAGAGTTATGTGGTCGAAGTTAAACCAAAAAAACAAACTAAACCACCCAAGAAAAGAAAAAGAATGACTAAATCATACATCTATGAGTGTCAAACCTATGCTGTTAATCAAGCAAAGTGGAAAGCAGCAGTGGAATTTTGTGAGGATCGTAGGATTCAATTTAAGATAATCACAGAAGATGAGTTAGGTATTAAGTAATGGTAAAGTTAAATTACGATGAAGTAAAAGCAGAGATTGATGCTAGAAATCCGACCAAACCTGGCCAATACACAGGTCAACCTGTTCCCATAGGTCAGAAAGAAAAAAGACCACCCACCGTAAATGCAAATCGCATTGAAGCAATCAAAGATAAATTGGTTTCAAGTGATCCAGAAGATCTAATGTTACAGATCATGGAAGCATTAAATAATACCGTGTCTCCAATTCCTGAAGTGGGAAATTATTATACATTCGTGTACAATGCTAAAACTCCTGAGAAACAATATGATCAACATCCACTTATTGCTTGCACAGATTTATTCAGGTGGGGATTCAGGGGGATCAATTTTCATTGGCAATCATCTCGTAATTACACATGGAGTGAACTCACAGGTCAACTCTACATGGTCAAATCAATTGAGTTAGATGACCTACTCGCAATACCTTATGCAAAGTTTATCACTAAATAAATAAAAACCATCTAAATGGCAACAACTGCTAATAGTCCTAGTTGGGTAAGAACTTATACAAAAGCTGACTCAACCAAATATCAAATAGCATATAGATCCAACAACACATGGAAAGAGGATGCTAAAGGAAGGGCTGTGCCTGGTTCTTTTACAACCAACCTACAGGTGGATAGAAGAGCAATTGATGGTAATGTCATGGGTGGTGGTGTTGGAACAACATGGTCTACTGCTGCAACTAGAGGGCCTGGTGCTAAAGGTGTATGGGAGAGAAAGTATTTTGATGATGAAGATACGACTTTAGGTTTTGTTTTGCCTGATGAAAGTTGGGATGATCTTAATGATAGAAAAAGTAATTTTAATTCGCAAATTAATAACGTAAGTGCAAATGCTATTGCAAAATATTTTAGAACTTTAGGATATGGAAAAGGTAGTGGTTTAAATACACAAGCAGGAGCAATAAGAGAATTATCAAGAAGTCAAGGATCAAACAGTCAAGGCACTTCTAGTGATGAAACGATTGCTGGAAGTGAAGCAACTCTCATTCAATTGACAGAAGAGAAAAAAGGTAGAGCGAGAACAAAATATCAATCACGTTTTACTTATTATTATCCAATAGCATTAAATTCAAATCGAGATCAAGATAAGATGAAAATAGATATTCTTAAATATAAACCAAAAAAAATTAAAGATTTTAAAGTAATAAAAGATCGTGATAAGAAGGGTAGAGATGGATATGATCGAAGGGTTGAAGGTACTGTTCTTTTACCAGTGCCTGGTTCTGTTAGTGATAGTAATCAAGTTAAATTTGCTGAAGACAATTTAGATCCAGCAAAACTTGCTCTTGCAAATGCTTTCTTTAGTAATGTAACAAAAGGAACTAAAGCTGTAGATGGTTTGGCAGATTCTATTTCAGAAATCGCTGGTGCTGTTGGTTCAAATTCTGGTGATGTTAAAACAGCAGTCGCAGCTGCACTTACTAAAGGTGCAACTGGTGCTGATGTCTTATCAAGAACTCAGGGAGCAGTTTTAAATCCTAACATGGAGTTACTTTTTAAAGGCCCAGTTTTAAGACCATTTGAATTTGCTTGGAGAATGAGTCCTAGAGATGCTGAAGAAGCAGAGATGATAAAAAAAATAATTAGAATGTTTAAACAATCTCAAGCAGTAAGAAGATCTGAGAGTCAATTGTTTTTAAAAGCACCAAACACTTATGCCATTAGATTTTTAACTGCAAAAGAAAGAGAGCATGGTTATCTACCAAAAATAAAAGAATGTGCATTGACAGGATTTAGTATTAACTATACTCCAGATGGTAATTACCAAACATACGAAAACTCCTCCATGGTTGCATACGAAATGAGAATGAGTTTTCAAGAACTAGAACCAATATATCATGATGACTATACTTCACTCGATGAAGACGCAGACGAATCTATAGGTTTCTAATATGGCTAAAAATTATTTCCGTAATATACCAGACTTTGAATATGTTAATCGTACAAAAGACGGTCAATTTATTTCAAACTATACTCAAGTAAAAAACTTTTTTAAAAAAGGAAAATTGAGAGAGGATATATTTCAAGATTTAACTATCTTTGAAAAATATAATGTCAGAGGAAACGATAGACCAGATAATGTTGCTAATGAAATCTATGGAGATCCTACTTTAGATTGGGTTGTATTAATGTCAAATAATATTATCAACGTTCAAAATGAATGGCCACTTGGTCAACAAGCATTTGAAGATTTTGTTTTAGAAAAATATGTGACTCATGAAAAATTAAATGAGGTTCATCATTATGAATCTAATGAAGTTAAAGATAGTAATGGGGTTATTATCTTCCCTAAAGGAGTAAGAGTAAGTGCTGCACAAAGCGTGAGTTATTATGAAGCATTAAATGAGGAACAAGTAACAGTGAATCCAATATCAAAAGCAATTACTAACTATCAACATGAGTTAAAAGTAAATGATGATAAGAGAAGAATATTTTTAATCAAACCAATATATTTAAATGTTGTCTTTGATGATCTAGAAGAGATGATGGTATATAAAAAAGGATCCACTCAGTTTGTGAGTGAATCCTTGAAACGTGCTGATAATATCAGACTATTTGAGTAAGTTAATATACG